AAAATAAAAAATAAATTTTTTGAAAAAAAAAAAATAAAAAAAAAAAAATAATCCCCCCTTGATGAAATTTTATGGGGTAGGTTTATGCGCGAGGGGGCCACAGGAAAATCTCCCCCAAAGTTTTTTAGCCAAAAATTTTCAGCAAAAATCTCAGCAAAACTTAGCAAATCTCACAGAATCTTTTCAATTCTAAGAGAATCCTAAGACACTTATAGAAAGGATGCCAAATGAGTAAGATTGACATATTAAACAGCGAAGAAGTCACAGCAGAAATAATTAAAAAGATAGAATCTGGTGCTACAGATATGAAAATCTACAAAGCACTTGGTGTTACGAACAAAACTTTCGATAAGTGGAAGGCTGACAACGAAGAAGCCTATGAACTAGCCAAGATTAATGCAAATCTCATTGCTTTAGGTAAAGTTGAAGCCAAGCTGAACAAGAAAGTTCGTGGTGGATGGAGACGAAAAGAACGTTATGAAGTCAATGAAGATGGTGAAGAGGTTCTTGTTTCTGTTGAAAGACAACAAGTTGACCCTGAGCTTAATGCAATCATGTTCTGGCTGAAATCTCACAATCCTGAAATCTACGATAAAGTCTCTCTTAAACGCTTAGAACTAGAAGAAAAGTCTACAGCAGGTGTGCAAGATATCATTCAAGGTCTTACTCAGTTTGATGTTAAGAATTACTCGTCAGATGAACCAGAGGTTACAGAAGATGAAATTAATGCTTTGCTGAATGAGGAGAATGAAGAATGAATGTAGATGAATATGTATTAAATGCAATTCGTGACAACCTCACAGATGAAGAGGTTCATGAATGGGTTACGAATGGTAAGCCTGATGATTATTTCTATAGAATCGTTGTTGATTACAATGGTTCACCAATGATTTTAGAAAATTCTTTAGTTACTAGAGGTTTTGAATTGTTAAAAGGCTTATATAGAAAAGAATAAGACAGAAAGGATGATAGATGAAATATTTAAAAGAAATGCTTGAATATAACAAAGAAAATAATATTCGTATGAATCGTGATATCAAGCGTCAAATTGAAAAACAAATACGTATTCATAAAAAATATATCTATCATCCTGAAAAAGTAGAACAAGCCATTGACTTTATTGAAAAGAACTTCATGCTTATAACTGGTCAATTGAGACCAATTACCTTGCTACCAACACAAAAATGGTGGTATGAACTTATGCTTGGCTATTACATGATTGATGAAGAGGGAGACGAAGTATTACTTGTTAATGAAGTCTTTTTAAATGTTGGTCGTGGTACAGGGAAATCAACCCTTATGGCAACAAGAGTTCTTAACTGGATGATTTTAAGTGGCTCTTATGGCGGTACTTCACAAGTAATTGCTTATGATAACAACCAAGCTAAACATGTCTTTGACCAAGTTCGAGACCAAAGTAAAGCATCAATGTTGTTATCTGAAATGGATGATTTCAACATGTTTAACTCTACTAAACAAGGTTTGTTATTTGAATCAATGAACACCAAATTCATCAAACAAACGAACGATATAAATAGGGCGCAAGGTGGAGACACCAGCTTGAATGTCTTTGATGAGGTTCATGTTTACAAAGATGATATTACCGAAGCTGTTAATAAAGGTTCACGTATGAAACAAAAGAACTGGCAAAGTATTTATATTACAAGTGGTGGAACAACAAGAAAGGGTCTTTATGATAAGCTCATCAAGCGTTTCACTAGTGATGCTGAGTTTGAAAATGATAGGTCAGTTGCTTTGCTTTATAGACTTGAGAACACTGAACAAGTTAAAGATAAGCGTAACTGGTCAATGGCTTTGCCTTTAATTGGTAGTTTGCCACGTTGGTCGTCAGTTGAAGAGGAATATGAACTTTCTAAAGGAGACCCAGCATTACAAGTGAAATTCTTGGCGATGTCAATGGGCGTTGCAATGAATGATGTTCATGGATATTTTACCGCTGGTGAAGCTATGAAAAAACCATTTAATCTTGATGTCTTTAGAGGTGCAAGAACTTATGTTGGGATTGACCTAGCCTTGCACGGTGACTTGTCGAGTATCGCTTTTCTAACTCGTGATGATGAAGATTATTACTTACATACAATCAACTTTACAACACTCAAAGAGTTTGAGAGTTTAGATTATGATATTCAAGAGTTGTATCGAAGGTTTGAAAAAGAGGGTTCTCTTATCATTCTTGATACTGGAAATAATTATATGGCAGCCAAAGACATGATACCTTATATGATTAAATTCAAAAAAGATACAGGTTGTATTTTAAGAATGGTCGGATATGACCGTGCAAGATATGAAAATCTTGAAAAACTTATTGAGAAATTTTTCTTTGACAAAGATGGTGACAAGCAAAAACCTTGCAAACAGGGTTTTGCAATGTCAGATTATATCAAAATCTTTAAATCTCAATTTAAACAAGGAAATGTTCACCACAATCAAGAATTGCTTGAATGGTCTCTGATGAACGTGGCTGTTAAGGTCGGAAATCAAGACGACCTGATGCTTAAGAAAGTAACAAACAGCAAGAAGATTGACCCAGTAGTGGCAAGTGTTATGGCACTTCAAACAATGTTGAGAGATGAATATTAAGGAGGTTGAAAGATGAATTATAATGCAGATTCTGTTAGAACCTCTGGTTTTTATTCTGATAAGAAATGGCTCAAGGTTAGAGATTATATTCGCAAACGTGACGGCATGACGTGCCGAAATTGTGGAGACTTCACAGCAGAAAAATATGAAGTTGACCACAAGGTGGAATTAAACATGGAAAATGTAAGAGATTGGAATATCGCTTACAACCCTGACAACCTATGGTTATTGTGTTTTGACTGTCACAAGCGTAAAACTGTTCGTGATAAGCAAAGCAATGACAGATTATTTTATTAGAAAGGAGAAAAATTGGAATTTAAATTATTTGGAAAAGCAGTACGTGTTCAAAGTTCAAGATTGAATCAAGAAACACAACGTGCTACAGCTTGGAATGACGAAGTAATTTCGGCAACAAGCAATTTCTATAACAACATTTCAGCAAAAATTGCAACTGAAATTGCTAAAGTAAACTTTCAACATGTGAAGTATAAGAAAGTTGAAGGTGGTAGTGATACGCTACAGTCAATGGATGGTTCTGATATTGATGAACTTCTAAACTGGAAACCTAAAGGATATGAAAATACGACAGCTTTCTGGCAAGCAGTTACTAAGAAATTATTAACTACTCGCAAAGTTTATATCAAGATTGTAGATGATAAACAAGGAAATTTGGTTGATTTGAAGTTACTTGAATCTGGCGATGAAGCCAATCAAAATGAAACAATCAATCTGGTAAGTCCCTTTTTTATTAACGAAAACACAAGTATTTTAGATGCAACACTTTCAGGAATCGCTACGAAACTTAAACAAGGTCGTATGCGTGGAATGCTTAAAATTAATGCAGTCGTCGATAATGACTCAGATGAATTTAAACAAAAAGCACTCAAAACAATTAGTACCATGCAGTCAGTCAGTTCTTACAATGGCATGGGTGTAATGGATGATAAAAGTGAAGTTGTTGAATTTAAAAATTCTTATTCAGTATTGAATGATGAAGAAATCAAACTCATTAAGCAAGAATTACTGAGTTCTTATTTCATGTCTGAGAAGATTCTTTCAGGTGAAGCAACACAAGAGGAACAAATTTATTTCTATAATTCAACAATTATTCCTTTGCTTGCTCAGTTGGAAAAAGAATTAAGCTATAAACTTATTTCTCAAAGTAAGAGACGAAAAACACAAGGAAATCTTTACTATGAACGTATTATTATTGATAATCAATTGTTCAAGTTTGCAAGTTTGAAAGATTTAATCTCTCTGTACCATGAGAACACAAATGCACCATTCCTCACCGTGAATGAGTTTAAAGTTCTTGCTGGACTTGAACCATCCGAAGGTGGAGATGTTTATTTGACAAATGCAAATTCAAAACTCATTGAGAAATACAGTGATTTAAGAATTACAGATGAGTCTGAAAAAGATGATTCTGAATAACTTGCCAAATGGTGATAACCCAAATGGCAGTACCTTTAATGAAAAGGAGGACTAAGACTTGAAATTAGTTGAAAATATCGCAAAAGTTGAACTTATTGAAAATGAGTCAGGTGATAAATCAATTCGTGCTATTGCTAGTTACGTTCACAAGAAAAATAACAATGACTTGTATTTAGACGGTGATGTTATTGAATTTAAGCGTGAAGTTTATCCATTCTTGTTTAATCACGGTAAGTCAGCAGATGACTTTCTTGGTGAGACTCGTACTCATTATGATGCAGAACTAGATGCTTATGTTTCAGATATTAATGTTTACGACAATCGCCCAGAAATCATCAAGGCTATTGAAAATGGTGTTTATGATTCAGTTTCTATTTCATATTACATTACTGAATATTCTTTTGGCGATGAAGATGAAATTATTGTTAAACATGCAATCATGAATGAAGTATCTCTTGTTTCTGTTGGTGCTGACCCAGAAGCAAAACTTATGAACAATGAACTTGCAGATGAACGCAAAGCATTCATTGAAGCTAAAAATAGATTGAAGGAGATTAAATCTTATTATGAATAAGCTTGACAAAATTGAACTTGAAAAATCTATCAAAGATTTGAAAGCTCGTAAAAATGAACTATCAGAATTAATTCTTGCTGAAAACTCAGTAGAGAATGCAGAAAAATTACACAAAGAAGCTAAAGAAAATGCAAAAGCACTTGAATTGGCTGAAATCAAATTAAAAGAAAACTCACAAATTAAAGGAGAACCTATTATGTCTAAATATATTTCAACAGAAAACGCTGTTAAAGATTTCTTTGCTATCATGAAAAACTCACAAAATGCAGAAGCATTTCAAAATTCTTGGGAAGCAAAACTTACAGAAAATGATTTGACAATTACTGATAAAAAAGAACAATTGCCAAAACGTTTGTTTAATTCAATTGAATCAACACTTGGTACAAATCCAATCTTCAAAGCATTTAAAGTCACTCATGTTGGGGCTTTGCTTTTAACACAAGGTCTTAAATCAAGTGGTGCTAAAGTTCAAACAGCAGGTACAAACCTTACTGTTGGAGACGATACACTTGAAGTAGATGGAATCTCACCACAATTTGTTTATAAAGTTGCTAAATTCGGTAACCGTACAGCTCAATTGAACTTAAACTTTGACGAAATGTATCTTTCAGTTGTTGCTGATGCTGTTCAAGCAATTGTTGATAAAGTTGTAGAACTTGCATTGGTTGAGGGTGATGGAACTACTAATGGTTTCCTCTCAATTGCAAATGAAAAAGATACAGATAAAGTTAAAGCTATTTCAGGCGCAAAATATGTTGAAGCTATTGAACAAGGTGTAGATTTCACACGTTCAACTGCTGGTGCAAAATATCTTATTGTTACAACTGAACAACGTAAAGCAATTCTTGATGAAGTACGTGCTTTGAATCCTAACGCTCGTGTTCGCAACAATGATGCTGAAATTGCTAGTGAAGTTGGAGTGGACGAATTGCTTGTTTATACTGGTTCAGCATCATTAAAACCAACTGTTCTTGTTCAAGATGCTTACACAATTGATATGGAAGATGTTCAAAAAATTGATGCTTATGTTTGGGATGCAAACGCAAAAGTTCTTGTTATTCAATCACTTGCAAGTGGTAAAATGAACAAATTCCACGGTGGTGCAGTTATCACAGTTACAGCTAAATAATAAAAACAATAAATAGACTTGAGTTAGTTTCTAGTTGGTATTCAAATTAATAGCAACTTTCCTTGTAACAAACTAGCTAGAAACTATAAAAGTCTGAATATTATTTTTGTGACAGACAGAAAGGAATTGTTCATGAAAGACAATTATGATTATATTAAAACCTATTGTGGCATTCCCTTAAACGTCACTTTGTATGATGAAACTATTAAATTAAATAAAGAAATTGCTCTAACTCGACTAGCTATAGCTGGTGTATCAACAAACGAAGAAAACCTAATTGTTCAACAATATATTTCTACATTTTGTCGTTTCCAACTTGTTTCAGAACCAACTTCTGTATTTGTAAAAATGGAAACAGACCGTATGAGAGAGATGATTGAATTGCTTACTTATGGAGGTGTTGAATGATATTTTCTCAAGTAACACTTGAAATAAGTGAAAAGAAGAAAAAGCCTAATGGTGCTGAGACCAGTATTATTAGTCTAGTAACATTACCAGCCAAAAAAGAAAAGATTGTTCAAAATAGACTAGATTCTTTCTCAATGCAAGGTTTGAAGAAAGTCGTGAGATATTCTTTAAACAACGTTGGAGAGTTTGAATTTAAAACTTTTGATTACTTTACTGATGAAAATGGCACTCGATTCAAGAGAACTGTTTTTGAACGAGACCCAAAAAATAACAAACTTATTTTAGAAGGTGAGGTTGCAAATGGCATTTAATTCATTTATGGACTGGAAAGAAGCAGTTGATAAGATTGGTTTTAATGATGTAATTTTTGGTGTTAAAGACACTATTACACCAAATACACTTTACATTTCTCTTGCTGATTCAAAGGTTGTAGGAAGTGACAACTTTAAATTTGTTGTCGGTTATTCTTACAACGTTGTAGCAAGTGTTCCTGATATTGATAGTCATTTGATTAAAGAATTATCCAACTTACTTGACTCAGGCTTAGAAATGATAGATTTTTCTAATACAAGTCACTTGTACAATTTCTCAGGAAGTATTTACTTACCAGTAGGTTCGAGAGGTGGCTCATTTGAATAATAACTTAGATATTAGGGCAATAAGTGAACAACTTGCAAAAGATGTTACTGATAGAGTTGCCAATTTCATTGAAATTCAAACAAAAGCGGAAGCTCAGAAAGCAAGTGGTAGACAGAAGACTTTTAAAGCACACGGAAAAACATATACGTATGCTCGATATAGTAATACTGGTCAACTTGCTAGAAACTTGAAAATAGATAAAAAAGGCAAGTATAAAGTAGTTCATGATGGTAGACGGTCTGATTATTCAGATGGAACTTATCATGGAATGTATTTCTTGGTTGAAAAGCGAGGAGAAAGCGCAATTAAAAAGATTCTAAAAGATGCTAAGTCTTACACAGAATCTACTAAATTATAGAAAGAAGGCATATTAAATGGCTTTAAATTTAAATTATGGAGACCGCAAAATCTTTTGGGGTGACGAAGGCTTGCTCATTGGTAAGATTGATGTAACTGCTGGTAAAGCTACTGCTAAAAATATCCAGCTTGCAACTGGTATGGTGTCAGTAAGTTCAATGGAAGATTCGGCAGAAGTTTCTAATTATCCAGCAGACAATAAACCAGACCATGGCTCTAAAAAGGGTGCAACACTCTTACAAGGTGAAATGGTATTTATGCAAATTGATGAACCAGTTGGTGAAACTTTGCTTGGACAAGTTAAATCTGAAAATGGTCTTGGTTGGGTACCAACTGGTGTTTATACTGAACATATTGCTCAATATGTGAATCAAGCTCAAAAACACACAGCAACTGGTGAAGTAATCAATGGTTACAAGATTGTTGTTTATCCAGCCTTGAAAGCAACTGGTGAAGGAACATTTGAGGCAGAAACTGATTCAAGCGACGGTGTTGACCCAATTCAATATACAATTCCATTGCAAGCAACAGCAACACCTAACTACAAATCACAAGGTAAGACACCAGCTCAAATGACCTATGAAGTGTGGGGTAAACAAGCTGAGGAATTTGAAAAAATGATGAACAATGAACTTTTCATTATGTTCCCAGATACTGTAATTCCTACTGGTACAACAACTGGTAAATAATAACTAAAGAATAAAGAGAAAGAGGTATAAACCTATGAAACAATTATCTACAGCACGTAAATTCAAAATGATTACAAATAAAGATATATTTAAAGCAAGCAAAGAACTTGAAAAAACAATGAAAGATGATGAATCAAACGATACTACGGAAAATGTGGAATTTGTTCAATATGGTTTGTACCTTGCTTTTTACAATCCTGATTTAACTAAAGCTAAACAAGAGTTTAGTGATTTCATGAAAACTGGTGAATTTGACACTGGTGAAGAAACTATTAAATCATTGATGGATAAATTCAAAGCCACTTTCGGCTAATAAGAGGGAATGGCGGTACTGTTTAGTATCGCTTTTTCTTTTGTTTTATTTTAAAAGAAAGGGGTGATTTTATGAAATTAAAAGATGCAATAAGATACTACGAACTGACAGGTTCTGATATTTTAACTGATTTAGAGATTCAATCTAAATATATAACTGCTCTTGAATTTGATTATGTCTATGATGATTTTACAGATGTCATGGAAAAGCTCTATGAAAATCTTTTGGTGTTATGGGCAGATTCTCATGAAGTAAATGAGGAAACAGAAATGCCTACAAAGGAGTATTTAACAGGTTTATATCTTGCAAATATTCCAAAGCCAAAGCAAGAGGATGAAAAAGAGGTAGTTTTTGAGAGACCTAGCAGGTTTAAACAAAAGAAACAAGAACAAGAAAATAAGACTATGAATCTTGTGGTTTCACTTGTTAATTCAGATATGAATATTCAACAGTTTTTTGATTTTGAAATTGAATTAGTGGTTGACATTATAAATAGTGTTTCAGAAAAGAGGGAAGCAGAAGAGAAGAAAAGAAAATCTAAGAAACGGAGGACGTAAAATATGGCTGGAAATGCAAAGTTTGAAGTAGAGATTTACGGTAATACCGTCCAGTTCGAGAACTCCTTAAAAGGCATAAATAGCGCAATGTCTAGTTTGAAGGGTGAAGCCAATCAACTAAGAAAAGAACTAAGGTTTGACCCAACAAATGTAACCGCTATGACAAAGTTACAAGACAACTATAAACAACAATTAGAACAAACTAAAAATAAAGCTACTGCTCTTAAAAAAGAACTTGCAGGGCTTGATAGTTCTACACCAGATGGTCAAAAGAAATTCATTCAACTTTCTAAAGCAATTCAAGATTCTGAGTTAACAGCAAATTATCTTGAAAGAGATATAAAGCAATTAGATTCATCTATCTCAAGTGGTAATTTCAAAGTTGATTTAAAGACTGATGATGCTGAAAGTAAGCTTTCAAGAGTCAAAAAAGGCTTTAGTGGCATGAAAGAAATTGCTATTGGTGCTTTTCGTGAAATTGGTGCAAATATTACTAATGCTCTTGGTAATAAAATGGGTGACTGGATAAACGATACAAAAGCCACTCAAAAAGCAACCATTGCTTTAAAGAACACAATGGATTTCTCTGGTGTTGGTGGTGATTTTAAATCACTTAGTAAACGGATGGGGCAAGTTGCTAAAGATACAAATGCCAATACAGAAGATGCTTTAAAACTAGCAAGTACATTTATTGGACTTGGTGATAATGCTCAGACAGCAGGTGATAAAGTTGAGAATATTATTAAAGCCAACCAAGCCTTTGGTGGTTCTGGTGAACAATTACAAGGAGTAGTTCAAGCCTATGGGCAAATGTCCGCAAGTGGTAAAGTAACGGCTGAAAATATTAATCAGTTAACTGACAACAATACAGCGTTAGGTTCGGCACTTAAAAAAACAGTTATGGAAATGAACCCACAACTTAAACAATTTGGTTCTTTTGCTGGTGCTAGTGAAGCAGGTGCTATTTCTGTTGGAATGCTTGATAGTGCTATGCAAAAGCTTGGTAAAGCAGGTGGTGGAGGAGTTGAAACAATTGATGATTCCTTTGCAAGTTTAGATGAGACAATCTCTCTTGCTTTACTACCAGCACTTGATGCAATTACACCAGTAGTTACTGATATTGTTAATTCAATTGCTGATAGTATACCTAATATCGCAAGTGCTTTAGGTAATATTGTCACTTATTTAAAAGAGAATTGGGATTGGATAAGCAAAATACTTATTGCAATTGCTGGATTTATAGCAGTTGTGGCAATAATATTAACCATTCAAAAAGCTGTCATGGCTGTTGCAACAGCGTTTGCTTTCATAACAAGTCCAATTGGTTTAGTTATCTTGGCAATAGGCGCTTTGATTGCAGTAGGTGTCTTAATTTGGCAAAACTGGTCAACAATATCAAGTTATGCTCAATCAATTTGGGGAGGAATCAAAGATTTCTTTGCTGGTTTGGGAACTTGGTTTGGTGAACTATGGACAGGTATTTTATCTTTCTTTAGCTCAGTTTGGCAAGGAATGCTAACTGTTGTTACAACTATTTGGGATGGCATAAAAGCCTACTTCTCAACACTCATTGATTTCTACTCAACAATCTTCAATGCAATTGTAACAGTTGTTAGTACAGTATTTACAGCAATTGGTAATTTTGCTTTGACAGCATTCAATGCAATTGTTTCATTCTTCTCACCTCTTGGAAGTGTGATTGGTGCAATCTTTGATTTAGTAGTTGCAGTCTTTCAACTTGGTTGGGAACTCATTTTGGCTCTTGGTCGTGGTGCATGGCAAGGTATTCAAGCAATTTGGTCTGGTTTAGTAGGATTCTTCTCACCGATTTGGAATGCAGTATCTAGTGTTGTATCTACAGTATTCTCAGCAATTGGTAGCTTTGCACAAAGTGCTTGGTCAGTAATTGTTTCAGTATTTTCTGTTGTTGCTGGATGGTTCTCAGGAATCTTTAACTCAGTAAGAGGTGTAGTATCAGGAGTATTTAGTGCTTTTGGTTCATTCGCAAGTTCAGCTTGGGGTGCAATAACAGGAGTATTCAGCGGAGTTGCTGGATGGTTTGGCGGAGTATTCAACGGAATCAAAGGAACTATCAGTGGAGTATTTAATGCTTTTGGAAGTATAGCTCAATCTGGATACAATGCAATCACAGGTGTCTTCAATGGTATTGGTTCATTCTTCTCAGGAATCTTTAACGGTGTTAAAAATACTGTAGATAGTGTTCTTGGTGGAATCTCAGGAACAATCAAAGGAATCACAGACACCATAAATGGTATTACTGGCAAAGTTAAAGGCTTGTTTAAAGGTTCAACAGTTACTGTTGCAAGAGAGTTTGCAGACCTTAAATCAAGAGGTCTTGTACAAAATAGTGCAAGTAGTTCAACAGCAAACTATCAAAATACATTCAACATTCAAGCAGGTAGCCAAGATACAACCGCTTTAGCACGTGCTATCAAGCGTGAATTTGACCTAGGAAGGGCATAGGAAATGGTAAGACAATATAGAATACATACAGACCTAGATGGGTTTGAAAATAAAATATATGATATGACTAACGGTCTTATTAGGCTTTACCAACCTAGTGACTTAGGAATTATCAATAGTACAAATATTTGGCAAAGTCAGGGGATTGGGGTTATGGGAAATAACAATATTTCTCATCCTGATATTGATTTTAAGTTTGAGACTTTCGGAAATAGCTTAGAAGAGAACTATAGAATCTTCAATGAGTTTATCAATAGTATTATCAAACAAAAATATATCACTTTAGAATATACCAATGAAATAGGTACTTATTTTGCAGATATTCAACTTTCTAAAATCACTAAAACAGAGGGTTATGGATTTGATGGACAGTTCTCAGAAACAATTTCATTTATACCAGTTAATATGTGGTATGTTTATGAACAATTGAAATTTTCTAAGGTTCAAAATGGTGAAATTGGTGGTAATACTAAGATTTATGGAAATAAAGAAACAACCGTTTATCCAAATTTGAATTTGCTAGACGGTACTAGGGATTTTAGTGGGAATTGGACAAATTCAAATAGTTGGACAACTGACGGAACATACAAAGGTTTAACTGTAAAAAAAATAACCACTCAATGGAGTGGTATTTATAAAACATTTACTGTACCTAAAGATGGTGCTTACACATTCTCAGCTTATATTAAAAGTTCAGGAAATACGGCAAATGTATTTAGGTATGGTGGAGTAAATAGTACATCATCTCAAGGCATAATACAAAAGTTCATAGGTAATAACTTTGACTGGACTAGAGATAGCGTAACTTTAAATTTAAAAGCTAACGATACTGTGTGGATTAGATACGAAATATCAGGCGCTAGGACTGATTCAATTTTATGGGTTGCTGGTTACAAGTGGGAACAAGGTTCAACCGCCACTCCTTGGATGCCCTCAGCTAGTGAAGTCACTCCCTCAGATTATAGAGATTATGGAAGCTATAAATATGATTACACTTATTTTGGTGAAGATAATATTGAACGTTTCTCTAAATGGAAAATTGATGATGGTATCTTTAGTTTCACAGCTCGTATGACACCAAGCAAAAACTTGGAAAATGTGAGTGACTACGGTGTAAGGTTCTTAGATGAACAATTTAATGAATATACAGCGCTCATCTTTGGTAATACAACCAAACCAGACTCGATTCAATTTAACACAGATGTTAATGACGAGTATTATCAAGCTCAGATTGGCACAAGTACAATTAATATGTTTTCAGCTTTGAATTATCAAAGATTTAGAACTCGTTTAATTCAAAAAGGAACAATGGAGTTAATAAATGTTGATGTAGTAGAGATGAATGTTAAAAGAAAGGTGGATTTTGTCTAATGCTTGAATATAACTTATATGATAATTTTAACCCTAATATTTATTCTTTTGCTACTCACGCAGAAGCAACCAATGCTCCAAAACTTCCTAACCCTAAAGCTCGTGGGGTTATTATGAACTATGAGTTATGGCAAACAGGATATAAATACACTAGCTCAGGAACTGTTTCAACCGATATAGAGGTTGGAGATGTAATTGAAATATTGCATCCAGAAGAATTTTTAGTACCTTATAGCGCAACACAAGTCTTTAATAAAAAACTTTCAATGTTTTATCTTGTTATTAGTAAAGATGAATCAAATAAAGTTGTCCTACAGAATTATGTTTGGGCTATGATTGAAGGGCTTGAAATTCCTACCACAGCTTTAAAACAAACTAACCAGCAACTCATTGTTAATATGATGAGTCCAGCGGTTACAAGTTTAGTTGCTCATGGTTATACTACAAACCCAGATAAAATAAATTCTAATGTTATTAAATGGAATCGGAAATCTGAGACAGATACAATGACAAATATAGCTAAAGATTTATTTAGGGTTCTTAGAATACAGCCTAGTGTTTATTATCAAGGTATGATGATTCCAAGACCAGACGGAACTTTAGAAGCAGTTGATAACAATATATTTCTTGCTTTGTGTGGTCGTGAGTGGGATAGAGTAGAAAAGTCAATTAGAATTGACTTCAAACAAAATGTTGCTATTGAACACGAAACCATAGTTGAACGTTCAAATTATAACTATCTAAATGCTTATGTAAAAAAAGCTGATGGAACTTATGATAGTTATGGAAAACAATATACAATTAATGATAAAAATGAGGTTGTAGATATGTCCTCTTATCGTGGAGATGGCTCTGAATTGCCAAAACAGAGACTAGTAAAATCACAGTTTTACGATGAAGAAGCAGATGCAGGTGAAATCAAATCTCAAATCACAAAAGACAGTACAGTCATAAATTTATACTTTAACCAACATTCACTAATGAAATTAGTTCTAAATGACCTAGTTCAAGTTTGGTATGAAGACAAAAACTATCATGGCTATATTGCAGACCGTTGTTTCACAGAGGTTGAGGGTGGAATAACTACTGATAGATTATTATTTGTGGAGGGGTTTAAATGATTTATAAAGCTATCTTGGGGAACAAATATATTATCAATGACTTCATTGAAAAAGTTGAATTAAGACTTGAACATAATATTGTTTTACCAGCTACAATATACAAATATGATAGAAATACAGTCATTATTGATACACCACTTTTATATTCAGTAAAGCAAGGTGTTTCAATTGGTGGCTATCCAGAAGGTGGGAAAAACTTTAGATTACTAGAATTATCTATTACAGATTTTCCAGTACTTGAAAATTCATATATATCAGAAATAATATATGACAGTAATGATATTTGGTTTCTAAAGCCAAGTATCGAATCAATTCTTAATAACACTTACACAGAAAAAATTCCAAAACCTAAGCAAGAACTTATGGTTATTAAAAACTCAGATAAAGGAGAACAACAATGACAATTAGAAATTACACGTTTTTTAGTCCAAATGGTACAGAATTTCCAGTAACAGCAAATAGTGATGCAAAATTATACATGCTTTTAGCAGGGAATGACTACTCACAATTTATTATCAAACATTGGTCAGAACCAATTTTAACAGGATTGAATAAAATCTATGCAGATACAAGTGTGTTACTTGGTGGTCGTTATTTTGAATTGAATAATGAACCAGTTGGACTAAAACCAAATAGCATAAACTATATACATGCAAATGTAGACCCAAGCAATATTAATAAACCAGTAACACTTTCTGTTGAAACAGCAAATAACTCAAATTCAAAAGATATTAATAGCGGTAGTGGTGTAATCAAACGCTTGATTGATATTTCAACTACAGATGCAACTAGTATTATTAAATCTGAAGCGCCAGAACAAGGACGCAACTTTGATACTGTTAATAGCAATAAAGAGGTTATTAAGTCACTTACTGTTTCTGATAGTATCTCTGAACCAAGTGCAACTACAGAATGGAAATTACCTTATTGTAACAATGACGGTTCACGATTAACTCGTGTTGGTAATTTAGTTATTGCGGAAGGCTCTTTTAGTGCTGGTTATGTTAAACCAGCAGGTTCATTAGTCGCTGGTGGCTCTTATCCAGTTGAAACGATTCCCCAAGGATATAGACCTTGGCAAACTAAAAATATCGTATTTAGTCTTAGAACAGCACGTAATGGTGATAAAGTGGGGCGTATTCAACTTTTACCAGATGGAAGAATGAGTGATATGTTCTTATTCAATGATGGATTTAAAAGCACTGCTGATGCAATGATGTTTGGAGACAGTGCTATGTGGATTACTAAAGACCCATTTCCAACAAAAGACAAAATTAACTACTAATACTTATAATAATTAGAAAGATTCCCCTATATGATTACAAAACTGATATTCATTTCAGTCTTGATTTTAGCAATCCTAGTTGTTACCTATGTGAAGGATAGAGAAAATATGAATCCTCCACTTAGACGAAGAATAGTAATTGATTTAACCACAATTGGTATCTTTTGGTTACTATTCGTTGGATTTGTTTTAATTGGTGAAGGAAAATATGATGAAAACATAGGCTCAATTATTGACCTATCATTAATGTTTTTCACAGCAAGACTTGTACAACTCGTTGCCGTAATGAACCCTATGGTTCAAGAATTAGTTGCATTTATAAAAAATAGAGGAAATTCAGAGACAAAAGACTAGTGACAATGGGTTAATGGAAAATGATAAAAAAGAGAATGATTAATTTCATTCTCTTTTTTTGCTTATTGGTTGTTATTTACAACCTCTTCATGAGTAAAGTAGTCCATTTTATCTAATTTTGTAAAATCACCTTTATTTTCTTTTAACTTATTATAACTATTTTTATTTAAAGATATAGTAAATAGTGGTTGATAGTCTTTTGTACGGTCAAATCCAGAACCAGTTCCATATTGTATAGCAATTTCATTACCTACTTTTGGTTCTTTTATATATTTTATGATTTGTTTCATGTAAAGTGTAGCATTTTTTGAGGCTTTTTCTTTATTTTTATCTGAATCATATTTATTGTTATAACCAATTTGTATAGCTTCATATCCTTTAGGACCTTTTAAAGTTATTACACCAGTTGTCTTACTATCTACTTTTTTATAGTAAGCTTTTTTTAGGTTTTGTGCATTAAAAGTCATCTTACGTACTGTTTTGCTTTTGGCGCTAGCTGAGGTACTAATGGTGGATAAAGAAATAATTAAAGCAATTCCTAAAATAAATAATACTGTTTTTTTGAGTTGACGATTCTTTTTAATTTGTTCAAACATATATATGTCTTCTTTCTTATTTGTCTTTGTTGTTTGTTTTTGTCTATATATA